CTGGGCGGTACCGGTATGGGCGGTGCCGAGCGCCGTCTCCGAGAATCCGCAAGCGCGCATGAGCGGTCCCCACGCCGGCGCGGTGCCGGCGGCGCCCGACCCAGCCACTTCGCACTGGAACTCGGCCATCGAGTACACGGCAGCGTGCAGCTGCTCGGAGTTGCCGAGAAACGGCCGGATCAGATCGCGGTCGACCAGTTCGGTCGCCATCGGCGTGACGTTGAGGTTGCTCACCAGGATGGCGTTCGCCGCTCCAGTGGGCGTCGGATCGGCTCCGTAGCTCGATTCGATCTTTGCAAGCAGCGTGCGTCTGCGGTTGAGTAACGACATCGCCTAGTCCTTCGTCTTGGTTGGCTTGCTCGCCGGCACGGCGGCGGCCGGCTTGGTCTCCGGGGCCGGCGCCGGCGCCGATTGTCCGGTGCGCTCGACGAGACGCTTCTCTCCTGACCTCGGATCGATCACGTACGATCCGCCTTCGCCGCGGGTGGATTCACTCATTGGGCACCTTTCTGAGATAGAAGGCGGTGACAAACTCGTCCTGCCACCAGAGCACGCGATCGGCAACCTGCAGCAGTTGACCGCGCGCGAATTCGCACGGATCGAATGATTCGGAAGGTTGCCAGTTGAGCAGTATGGCGTTGACGGCTTGCCGCAACGGAGCGAGCGTTGCTAGCGCCGCCTCGCCGGTAGCGTCGTTGAGATTGGATGCGGCGATCAGGACCGAAAAGCGCACGACCACTCGCTGCGACAGCGCTCCGGAGAGCAGCTCGTTCGGCGCGGCGCTCTCCGCCAGCAGCATAACAAACGCGGCTGGCACTTGCTTCAGCGCTTCTTCCGCACCCGGCAGATCGGCGGCGCCGCCGACCTTCTTCAACGCCGGTACTTCCAGGCGCAGGCGTTCGATGATGGGCGTCACATCCACGGGCGTCAGCGGTAATCATCGAGACTGCCCTCGGTGCCGTCCTGGCGCCCGCGGGTGAACACACGCTCGGCCCCATTGAACTGCGGACCGCCGGTGTCGGCCGGGGCGGCGCTCGCCGCATCCACGCCCAGCGTGACCAGGCCTTCGGAGACATTGCGCAGGAACTTGATCGCGTCGACGTAGCGGGTGCGCACCGCCTCGGTCACCCGATCTGCGTAGAGGTAGTAGCGCGCGATGTCGGACGCAATGCGCGCGAGCGTCAAGGGCACCGGTGAAAGCGGCAGCGTGTACCGGGTAGCGAGATAGCCGTTGATCTCCCCATCGGCGTCTGTCAGCGCGCGATCAAGTACTGCGGTGTCGATCCGACCCACGCCGACACGGTCGGTCAGTTCGACGAGCTCCTGCTCGCCGAAGCGGTCGACCATGTGCTGCTCGGTGGCGTAGGTCATGGTGCGGGGTTAAGTTGTCGCGTCGCCCTTCTTGGCTTTCGCGGGAGGTTCCGCGATCGAGCCGCAGGCGAGCAGGGGTTCTGCCGTCTTGTCGTCGAGCTCAATCGGCGCACCGATCTCGTAGCGCTCCTTGTCGTGTTCGACGGGCGAACGCACCTCGTAGGTGCGCTTGGATTTTGCTTCGGCCATCACATACTCCTATGGTGTTTAACAACCGGGACTGCCGCGTTCTCCCGGCGACTCCAGGCTACGGGTGGGACAGTCGCGGCACCGCCCCACCCATCAACGCCCATCGGCTCGCAGTGTCTTTGGGTTACGCGACCGCGTTCTCGAAGAAGTAGCCCACGTCGGATGCGCTGATCACTTCCTTGACGCTCTCGCCAGAGCGAATGCGCTCGCCGCCACGCAGGCCGGTCCGAAGCTCGGACATGTTGCCCGCGATCTTCGTACCGAACTGTGCCGTGAACCCGAACGTCGGCTGCCCGAGCTGTGCGGCGGTCGGCGAGATGTTGAGCAGCGCTGCGTGCTTGCCCCAGGCGCGCGCGTAGGTGGGCGTGGCGCCCTTCTTGGCGGTGTTGTAGAACGCACCACCGATCAGCACGCGGTCGAGTTCGAAGAGATCCGCCACGGCCTGGCGCGATGCCTTACCGCCGGAGACGTTCTGGCCGATGATGGCCTGGACGATCTTCGCGTGCTGCCGCAGCTTGGTCCACGTGGCACGGCCGAGCACGAGCGTGTTCGGGCGGATCAGGGGCGTATCGAGTGCGGCCAGGATCGCGTCGACGGGATCGGAGCTGGTGTGCGACCACTGGCTGGTACCCGACAGCGTCACCTTGTTCGCGGTGGGGTAGGTCGCTGCAGCGAATACGGTGGCAGCGACGCGGATCTCGCGGCGCAGCTGCACCAGGTGCGTGAGTAGCATCGTCGACACCGCCATCGGGCTCGGCAGCGTGTTCGGCTTGGGCATCTTCTCCCAGGCCTCCGTCTCGTCGTTCGGCACCAGGTCGTCCAGGCCGAAGTCCACGCACTCGTCGTTGATCAACGTGCCGCCGAAGTCGACCATGTCGGGCTCGCTCTTGCGGCCGACGAGCGTCTCGGGCACGGTGTAGCCCTGCGCCGCGTCGTACTTCGTGTACACGAACTTCTTCGCAGTGGGCACGCGAGGGAGCACCTCGTCGGCGATCAGATCCTGCTCGGAGTTCTTGTACCCGATCGCGATCGCGGTGAGTTCCGGATTCACTGGGAAGGCCACGGTCGCCATCGCGAACGCGAAGGGAAGCGCTGCCTCGGTCGGCAGCATGCCTCCGAGAGCGCAGAGCGTGAGCACAACGGCAACTGCGAGCGCGAAGATGAGTGGAGCGCGGGTCTTGAAGATGTCCATATGAGCCTCGAAGAAGGGATGAAAGGGGGCGTTAGCCTTGGACCGAGCCCGGGCCGACGAGCACGCGGATGATCTCGTCGGCGTTGGCGCACGACTCCAACGCGCGGCCGATGACGTTGTTGTTCACTCCGCCCGCAGGCGCAGCCGTGACGGCACGTCCGGAGCTGTCTGCCGTGAGCAGGGTGCCGCGAGTCACGGCGGCGCCGGCCTTCACGTATGCGATGCCGGCCATGATCACGTCGCAGCGCTCGCCGCTCGCGGGACCGACTTCGTTGCAGACGCCGATCAGCAGATCTGTCGCAGCCGCGGCGGCAACGACCACGGTGTCCGAGGAGCTGAACTTGACAATCGTGTGCGCAGCGATGGCACCGCCGGCGGTGAAGTTCTTCTGCAGGAGAGGATTGCTCATGAGGGTTCCTTGCGCCGTGTAGTCGGATTAGCTCTTGGCGGTGACGTGCGCGACCGCCTGCGCGATGTTGATCGTGCGGCCGAGCTTCGCCTCCGCTTCCTGGAACTCGGCTGCCTTGGCGGCGATCGCGGCCGGATCGTCACCACCTTCCGCTGCCTGACCGCGATGGCCGAGTTCGTTGTACTCCACCTGCTTCGGCAGGCTGCTGAGCCAGGTGCGCAGCCACTCGGACGACTTGGGCGCTTGCTTCTGCTCGCCTTCGCCGAACTCGATCACGCCGGCGTCGTCGAGCGAAGCCATGAACGCCACCAGGCCCGACTCGTGCGCCGGCAGCAGCTTGCCGTCCTTGACGAGCGAGCCCACGAAGCCCGCGATTTCCGAGCGGCGCTTGCCATCCTCGCCCGCCTTGATCTTCGCTTCGCGCTCTGCAAATTCGGTCGCCTTGTCGGCCTGTTCCTTGTCGAACGCCTCGCGCCGCGCCTTCAGCGCCGCCTCTTGGCGGGCCACTTCTTCCTTGTCCACGTCGTCTCCTTCGGAGTAAACCGGATTGGCCTTCGCCGCATCGTCACGCGCGGCATCCTCGATCGAGCGCACCGCGTAGTCGGGCAGTACGGTGTCGGCTTCTTCGAGCCCGTGCTTACCGATGATCCAGTCGCGCAGCCGGCGCCACAGCGACGCGTTCTGCGCAATCGCCCAGTCCGAGAACTCGATGACGCCGGGGTCGTCCTCGGCGAATGCCACCGCCTTCAGTCCCTTCACCGCGGGCGGCTGCGCGCCGAGGAACCCGACGTGCCGCAGGTAGTAGCTGCCCGGCGCCGGATTGGCGGGATGATCGGGGCGATAGAACGCGGCGGAGATCTTCTTGAATCGCCCAGCCTCGACGAGCTCGGCAAACGCGGGGTCGACCTGGTCAGGTTCTACATAGAGCCCTCCGGCGTCGTGATCGAGTGACTTCGCCCAACCATAGGCAGGCGCATCCGTCTTCGGGTGACCAACGACGAGCGGCGCTTCGTGCTTCGCGGTGTCGTACGCCCGCGCCGCGGCAGCGAGATCGGCCTCAGTGAACTCGATCGTCTCGCCGGCGTTCGATGTCCGGCGACCCGCTTGGAAAATGTGGATGCGCTTCATGGCAAGCGGTACGATACGTTCACCCGATGCACGCGCGTAGGCGGAAGCCATTCCGCCCGATGGGTGTCCCATCATCGTGTTCCTCCTCCGAGCGCATCCGCCAGGTAGTCGTTGAGATCTTCGAGGATGGTCCGGCGGTCCTGATCCGAGACGCCGAGAAACGGCCGCGCGGGAATGGTGATGCCATGCGCATCGACGGTGAACTGCACCTGGCGTACGCGCTTGGCGCCCGCTTTTGCGAACCGCGCGAGATTCGCCGCACGTCCCTCCTTGCCCTGGCGCAGCAGATTGCCGCGCGCATCGAGCCGCAAGTTGCGCCATGAGGAAAAGGCAGCGCGCTCGATCGTGCCGCCGAACTGGTGGATGGCGCCGTACACGACGTTGGTGCCGATCTCGAGCGTGTCCCGACTCGCGACGCGATACACGATCGAGCTGCGCAGCCGATGGGTCTCGGTCAGGATCTTGGGATGCTTCTTGCGCGCGCGCGTCCGCTTGCTCACGGGCTGCCAGGGCTTGCCGTCCGGCGCCGTCTCGGTGTCGAACCGCCGCTCGATCGATGCGACCAGATGCTCACCGATGACGCGCAGCGCCGGCCGCGGCGAGAGCCCAGCGGCGAGCAGCCGGTTGAGCGCGTCGACCACGGGACGTTCCTGGACGTCGACCTTGATGACAGTACCGGCCATCCGCTAGACTCCCGCCTGCAGGGATCGATCGGGACGCACCCCGATGGTCGGTTCCCGGGCGCTGCGGTCCGTGCGTGGGCCGAGAGCTCTCCCCTTACCGTCCATACAGCATCCTTCCCTTCCTGAGATTGCCCGCGCCGGTCAAGCCGCCGCGGAAGAGATCGCCGCTCACCCACTGGCCGTTCATGAACTCGGCGTAGAGCCCGAGCACGCGATCGCGGCCGACTTGCTCCGCCTTCACGTACTTGCGCCGGATGCCGACGCGGCCCGAGGCTTCGCTCTCGGCGAAGCTCATCCAGATTTCGTACGGGTCCTCGATGAGCTCGCGGATGAACGGAAAGAAGGCCTCGCGGCCGTCCCAGCGCGAGTCGGGCTTGGCGGCGATGTGATCCGTGATCGCCTGCGTCACCATCACGCGCGTGCCTGTGGGATCCACGAAGGTCGCCTCGTCGTCGCCGATCGCCGCGCGCAACGCCGCCTGCAGGCGCGACACCTCCCCCTTGGCGACGGGGCGGCCAAGTGCTGCGATCGGCTGGTCGACTTCGATGCGCGGCGGACGGCCGTACACCTCGGGTCCCCGCGGCGCGAGATCGCGCCACGGTCCTTGATCTTCCATCGCGCGCTCGGCCTGGCTGCGTCCCCAGGCCGCCTCACCGACGTTGTACGCCCAGCCCGGATCGATGCCTTTGGGGATCGTGTGCGCGTTGCCGGCCTGGTCGGTCCAGGCGTACGTGCCGTCGTCCGGTGCCTCGTCCGGCCCGCGCTTGCCCAGCCGCGCGAGATCTCGCCGGGTGAGCGGCACGATGGAGCATTTGCAGCCCCAACCATTCGGCGCGAAGTGCGTCCGGAACCAGGGATCGTTTGCCGGCAGGACGGTGCCGTTCCACGAGAGGTGCAAGGGCCGCGGATTCACCGAGTCGCCATGCTTGTACTGCCAGAACGGCATCGCCTTGAGGACGTCCGGATCGGTCATCTGTGCATAGCGCCCGGCCGCGTAGGCTGTGCGCACGTTCGTCGAGTAGATCACTTCCGAGCGCCAGTTACGCCCGCCGTTGTAATCCCAGCCGTGCTTCGCGACGATCGAATCGAAGCGGCGCCGAAATTGCGCCAGGCTCTCGCCGTCCGCGATCGCCTTGGCGACGGCACCGCGGAAGTCTGTGAGCAGCTCGTCCTTCTTGGCGCCGGCGATCATGAAGCCTCTCGTATGCATGCCTTGCCACAGGTCGTCCCAGCGCCGCGTGGGCACGTTGACCTTCTGGCGGAAGAACGCGATCGCTTCATCGAACGGCAGATCGCGGTACTCGGCATCATTCGCCACGGCTCGCCTCGTAACGCCCGGCGAGCTCAGCCGCGGTGAGGGCGCGCTGCATCACGGTGGCGAGCTGCTCGGTACCCATCTCTGCGTACAGGTCGAGTAGCCGATCGCGCAGATCCTCCAGACTCGTCGCTTCCATCACCAGGCGCTTGACCGGCTCGATGAGGCCGTCCATTGCCGCGGCGGCCGCCGTATGGAGCTGCTCGGCGAAGGCGTCGGCGATGTCGCCGGCGCCAGGCTCAGCGAACTCCGGTGGTGTCGTGCCCGGCTTTACACCTGGTGTAATCGCGGGTGGTTCGGCCGCGGCCTTCTTGCGCCACTTGCCCCCGTAGGTTTCGTTGATCTGCTCGATCGACTCGGGCTCGTAGCCCATCTCGTGCAGCGCCTGGTCGATCTTCGCGCGCTTCTCCAGATCCTCCGGTTCCTCGAATACACGATAGACGGTGGGATACCCGGCGCCGGGCATGTTGAAGTCGACGATCCAGCGCACGAGCGATTTATTGAGCGTGTCGGAGAGCAGATCCGCGTCGGCCTTCGTCAGCTCCTCGCGCACGTCGTTGTGCGTTTCCGATGCAGCACGGCTGCCGCCGCTGCCGATGTTCGTGGTGAGCGTCTCGCCCAGCACGCATTCGGAGATCTGCTCGTCCATGTAGCGGGCGAGCTTTTCGTAGGCGTCGGTCGAGCCGGACCGGGTTGCTTCGAGCAGCTCGATCAGCATCCCCTCGGGGATGATGATGCCGGCGTCCTGCGCGATCGCGGCCAGCGCCGCGAGCAGCAGGTCCTGTTTATCCTTCGGCGTGCCTTGCGGGTATTTCCCGACCGCCGTAGGACTGCCGAACTTGTCCGCGAAGGTGAGCCAGAACGTGATGTCCTGGCGCTTGAAGAAGACCGGCCAGAAGAGCTTATGGCCGAGGCCCAGACCGTAGGGACTGCCGTCCTTCGCGCCGAAGCGGTGCACGATGAACTTGCGCGGCGGCAGCTCTTCGCCCTCGACGGGCCGCTCGCGCGTGAGCAACCGCAGCGCGAGCGCGTCGGTGAAGGAGAAGCGGCGCTGATCGCGGGCGACCACCTCGCGCGCGACGACCTGGGCGCCGTCGATCGTCCAGAGCACCTCGCCCACCGCGAACCCCTTGAGCAGCGCATCCAGCAGATCCGTGGTCAGTTGGTCGAAGCCCAGGGCCTGCAGCTGGGCTCGGACCAACTCGGCCGACTTCTTGTCGTCGCGTCGATCGGAGGCCGGGTCCACCTGCCACGGACGGGCGGTCACCGCGAGCTTGCGCTTCTGCAGCACCGCATAGGCGTGTGCATCGCGCTCGAGCTCGTCGTAGATCTTGAGCCCCTTGGCGCCGCCGCGGGTCTTCAGGGTGTCGTCCAAGTTCTCCAGGACGCCGCCAAAGGTCATCGGCCGGTGGATATCCCGGGCAATGGTGGCGATCTCGTGGGTGAACGGCGTGCCGGACGGGTCCAGAATCGTGCTTTCTTGGGCCATTTCGGATCAATCCGGGGTCAGGACGGCAAAAACCGGGACCGG